TTTTCTTTTTACTAAACATCTTTCAAAATAATCTAATTCTTTTTGGTTTCCTCTAAATTTTCTATCAGCACTAAACGCAGCTTCTAAATAATTTTTAAGTTTTTCTCTAACAACTTCTGGTTCATCTTTACATTGTGTACCAATTGTTTGGGCTTCACCTGTACCAGATTGTACTTGATAAATTTCTAAATTTGATTCTGTTTCTAAAAATTTACCAAAAGTAAATCTTTTATACTGTTCTCTAGCATCACTTTTTCTTGGTACTAAATCAGCATAATTTTCTTTATCGATTACTTGACCGGCAAATTCCGTAACTTCATAATCATCTGGAAATCTTAATTTATACTCACTTAAACCTTCAGCATCCATTAATTCATTATAATCTTCAAACCATTCTGATTTTGCATCATAATTATTTATTGCAAATTGAATACTACCACCACCATTAATTCCTTTTTCTGGAATTTTATTCATTCTCATTACAGCACTTTTTGGATTCCTTGTATTCCCATCTTTATCAACAAATCCAAATAGTTTTCTTAGTTCATCTTTTCTACTACCACTTACTACTGTTGGTGAACCTTGACTACCTGAACCTTGACTACCTGAACCTTGGTTACTACTAGTATTTTGTGATTGTCTTTTTTTCTTTTCAATTTCAGAACATTGTGATTCAACTTGACCTAATAAAGATTCTAATTGACCCATATATGATTCATCTTCTTTACTTAAAGCTAGTCTCAACTCAGCTTTCTTTTTTGCGATATCTTCTTTTGCTTTAGCCAATTCAGCTTTATTTTGTGGACTACAAAAATCTTTAGGGTTTTTTCCTTGTATTTGAGCTCTTGCGTTATCAATTTCGGTATTAATCCTACCTTTAGCTGGATTAATAGCCAATTTTTTTGAATTACTTTCATCCCACTCATCAATAATTTTTAAAGCCTTTTCTTTTATAGGACCCATAACTTTTTCAGTCTCTACAGCCTCATTAAAATTACTTGTTACGTTAGAACTACTTGAACCTTGATTTGTTGTACTACTTGAACCTTGATTTGTTGTACTACTTGGATTAAACGACCATGCTGTTCCTAATATTTCACTAAAATCAATATTTTGTTCACTAATATATCTTTTTCTATTTCTTTTAGATTCCATAAATATATTAGAAGCACCAGCATCATCTGGCGACCATTTTCCTTTATATCCTAACATATTTATCCTACCTTTATTAGTCATTATACCATAAACTAAATCGGAGAATAACAGTATATATAAAAATTTATCACTATTTACAACGTCTGATTTACTTGTAATTGGAATTTCATTTCCAACAGAAACAATTTTATCACCATCTTTAACGCATTCATATTTTTTAACATACGTGTACTCATATTGGAACGAACCGGATTTACTATAAATTTCTGGTGCTAACTGTTGTATATATCCATTACCAATTCTTCCTCTACTTTCTAGTTTCTCAAAAAATTGTTTTTGTTCTTCCGGTTTTTGTATTGTACCACCTTGATTATTAGGTGATTGGTCATCAACTGAAACACCTTTACAAATATTCTCAACATCACTTTCTTTAAATGTTGTTTTACCAGTTTTTGCTTTAAGGGCTTTTTCTGTTTTTGGTCCAAATTTACTATCTTGACTCGCACCAATACATCCTTGTACTTTATATATAATACCATTAGGATTTGGTGCACCACTATCTTTACAGCCATTTGAATAAGTTGGTCCAGAACAAACAGAATAGGTGTTTGTAACAATCGGATTTCTTGTTGTAGTTGTTGTTACGATTGGGTTTCTTGTTGTAGTTGTTGTAACAACTTTAAGTTTTCTATAATATCTTTTTGCAGAACCGATACCATCTTCACAATATTCATATGTTGTTGCGTCTTGTTCATACCAAGTTGGTTTTATACTAGTTGTGGATTTTTTATCATTAAACCCTTTACCAGTACAGTTACCAGTCACATGAACTTCATTTATTAAATTTCTCATATTTCAAATTTTTATTGAGGCACAATTTCACCATTTATAATTTTTACCTTAACTGCTTGACTTGTACCACCTACAGAATATGTCAAATCAAATGTATCTGGAATTGGGTTTCCATTAGTGTCCTTACTTACAGTTATTGAAAGGTTAGTTGCACCCTCCAAATCTTGTCCAGCCCCTGTAAGACCATTAAACCAACTTGTTATTTTATCTTTAATTTGTGGTGTTAAACCACCTTTTTTATTACTTGATGAATCTTTCCACCATTCTTGGTCGCCCTCAACACACATTTCTTGGTAAAATTCTTTATCAGTTATAGTCCAAATATCACCTAACACATTTAAATCCGCAATTGATAGTAAAGTACACATTGATTTTTTCCAAACATTATTATTAATTCCCATAAAATCAGCACCAGCAGAAATTGCTGTTATAGCACCAACCCAACCTAAAAAACAACCAGGTGCTTGCCATAAAGTTTTATAACTTAATTGTTTAATTCCACATGTTGGTAATTTCTTTAAAGCTTCTAAAAGTTTCTTACCTCTAGTTCTTGATATTTGGTCACTAGAATTTGCTAATCTTTGTGCCGCTTCAGCAATTTGTTTTTGTAAATTAGAAATATTAATATTATTTAAATCTTTTGTTGCAACCCAAATTGCTTGTCTTACAGTATCAATTTGTGAGTCAGTTAATTTAACACCAGCACCATCAATACCTAATTTAAATATCGAATCAAAATCTGGGTCATCACCAACTTTATATCCACCATTAATAATTGGTGTTGGTATATCTCCACCGTCTACATCACCAACAAACCTACTACTTGGTGATGGTGTTCCAGCATCATCAGCGGCTTTAGCTGGATTAAAACTCATAGCTTCACTTTTTTTACTAATTAAAAAGTTTTTTAGCTTATTTAATTCATCAGGAACTGCAATACTTTTTTTAACTAAATCGTCAATTATATCATCAACTTTCTCTAATTGTTTTTCTATTGTTTGTGAAACAATATTTTTATTCAAATCGGTTAGTTTAGTTGATGCAATACTTTTTAAATTAGTTACCAAACTAGCCGGTAATGTTAAAGCTTTAGTTAAACTATCCGTTGTTTCCTTTACCGCTTTAGTATATGCAGCCTCAAGTGCTGACTTTAAACCGGGTGTCTCATCAATTAATTTCATAATTTGACTATCTGACGCACTTAATAAATCAACACCTTTAGCGCTTAAACTTGATTGCCAATCATCCATATTTTTAATACCAAGTGATGTAAATTCATCAGATAATTTAGTTAAATCACCAAAATCCACGTTTTTTGCTGTGGCCTCAATTGCATCATCGGAAAACCCAAGAGCTTTAAAAACTTTTTTAGTTGTTGATGTAACTTGTTCACTTAAAAGTGAAAGACCCATCATTTCTCTTATCCTATTAACTTCCGTTATTAATTGTTTCTCCATAATTTTAATTTTATTAATAAATATTATACTTTTATAAAAAATTTAAGTGTTTATTGTTTTTCCGTTAACAACAATTAAAAATTTATCAGTCTGAAATTTAACCTCACCTTTTTCTCCAGTACTTGTTGTAAACTTCCACAAGTCTTTATTCACAGTATCGTCCCAAGAATTAATTTTATAACCATTTTTACTAGCAATAGTCATAATTGAGTCTTGTTTAGTTGCAATTTCAAGCTGGGCTAATAAATCAATAACCTCTGGATCACTTTGTAATTCCTTTTGTGCTTTATCCAGTGACTCCATAATATACTGTTTATTTTTCTGTACGTTAGTTTTTGCCGCCGCATCAATTTTTCCTTGGTCAAAATATTGTTTTTGTACTGCATCAGTATTAATCACTTCTTGTAACATTTTTGGGTCTTTTGCAACAATGTCTTTTAACGTATTAACAACAGTTTCTTCAGTTGCTTGAATACCTAAACCTAACTTTTCGTGTAGTTTATTTATTTTTGCGATATATTCAGAGTTTTGTATTGCATCACTAAATTGATTTGTCAACTCCCCAGCTGCCTTATCGGATAAATTTTGTGATTTAAAGTAATTAAATATTCCAACAGTTGGCAGTACAAATAATCCAGCAATTGGTACTGCAGCTCTAACAAATGATGGTAAAATTCCGGTACCACTTCTTAAACTAATATTTTCTTTTGCAATATCTTTAATTTTCTGACTAACTGATTTATCAAGGTTTTTATTTTTAGCTATATTATCAGCAATTTTATCACCCTCTTTATTAAAAACCTCAATTAATCCTTTTTCAAAATCACCTGGACTCTCTTTAAGCATTGTTACAGCAGTTTTATACATTTCTTGTTGATCATCTGTTAAACTTAAAAGAAGTGCTGCTGTTTTTTCTTTTGATTGGTCAAGTACCTCAAAACCACCTTCAGCTGCGACTTTTTGCATAACAACCTCTGCATCAGATTTTCTAAATATTTTACCTGATTTAATATACTTTGATACTGCTGGAATATTTGTAAAAAATGGTAAAAACGATAATGCAATAGCTAACACACCGTCACTATCATTTCCTCTATTAAATTGATATGCAGCAATTGGTATCATAAGTCCAGCTTCTACCAATGATTCAGTTAGAACAGTTAACAATGTTACCGAACCACCCAAATATCTTACTTTATCAAGATATAATATTGTTCTACCTAACAACCCAATTAATCTTCCTGCTCTAGCGGCCGTTAATAAAACACCTGCTAATCCACCAGAAACAATTGATGCTAAAATACCAACACCAATCTCAATAACAATACCCCATCCAGAGTCCCACCAAGTATCAAAATCTGATTTTGTTTCCATTTCTTCTGGTTTGTTTCCATATGGTTCTAATGTTCCTTTTTTAAAAAATGCCATACCACTTTCATTAACTTTAAAATTCCAACCATTTCTACCACCTTTACATTTCATTGCGGCTTCTTTACCGCTCATTGCAACACCATTAATAAATGCTTGTCCTTCAGCCGATAAAGATAATCTCATTGTGAAAACTGACTCTGTTTTTGGGTTTTTAAATTGATATACATATTGGTCTTTAACATGTGCCTCATCCCAAAATTCTTTACTTGGTAGACATAGTTTTTTATCTTCAAGTTCTATATATTCAACACCCTCTGGTGCTGGTGTTCCGTCTGATAATTGTTCTCCAGAACCAAAAGTTTTAACATTTGATACAAAATTTTTTGCTGTTGTCCCTGGTTGGAACTTTTTTAACTCTGGTCCTTTATATGGGTCATACACAATTTTAATTGGTGCTGCCATAATTGTTGGGTATTTTTTATTACTTCCAGGACCAATTTCTAATATTTTATAATCCTCAAAATTTCCAACTTCGGTTCTTGGTTTAAATTCCACGCTACCGTCACCACCTTCAAAGTCTTGCTCAAATATAAAATCTTTTGGGTTTGACCTATCATAACCCATAATTTCTTTTATTCTATGTAATTCTAGTAAAATTTGTTTTTCCATTTTTTATATAAATATTTAATACTTAATTAAGTTCTAATGAAAATGCGGATCCGTCTAAATCTGGATCTCCTTGGCCACCCTCAATAGCATTTTTATTATCTGTAGGTTTGCCATTTTTTACTTTTGATTTATACTCTTCCATCCCTTCCCATTTTACGCCAAAACAATCACCATCTGTTTTATTAACACCTTCATTTGGTTTTAAACCATAATATCCAGTCATTTCAATATCTTCTGGTTTTTTAAAACCTTTATTAATTGACCCAACACTAAAACAAGGTCTATATGTTAAGCCATCAAGTTCAAAAGTTGCTATTGAGTCATTAGTACACATATTTAACCATGAATTAACATACGACCTAATACATTCTTCATATTTTAAATTTAAAGTTTGTTGATTTTTACAAGCTTTTACAATTTTAGGATAACTTTTTTCTAGTGTTTCTAATTCGGCAGCATCACCATAATAAAATTTATTATTACTACAATTATTTTTTCCACCAATAATTGCTTGGGTTGGTAATATCATTTCAGAACCATTATAACCAATAACTCTTTGATAATCTTGATTTAACTCTTTAGGTTCTTCGGTACTTTGTGTTAATTTACCTGATTGTACTTTATTTACTTTTCCACAACAATTTTTTTTAAATTCTAAACACCTTGTATTTTCTGAACATTTACAGGTACCATCACCCCATTTACCTAATTCTGGATATTCATTAGACCTATTTTTACCATTACTAAAGTCAGTCAATTTAGTTGTTAATGGTATACAACTTTCTAGAATATATTTTTTATTTTCAGATAAAGTCTTTCTTGAGTCATATTTCATACCCAATAATATTTTTTCAATATTCTTATTTAAATTTTCCATATTAATTTAATTCTAAACTAAAAGTATCATTTTTACTTTTACTATCAGTATTTGGTACTAAATTATTAGTACTTCCAAAATCACTTTTTTTACCACCCTCAACACCTAAATCAGTACCTTTTGTTTCTTTGGCTTTTGAGTCATTTGTTTTATTTGTCGACCCCTTTGTTCCTGTTATTTCAAAGTCAGCTAAATTTTTAGTTAATTCTTTTTCTTTTGGTTTCGGTATCTGTTTTTTTATTGGTTGTTGTACTGTTGTTTTTGTTCTAACTGGTAACCATTTGTCAGTTGCCCAATTATAATAACCACGTTCCCCAGTAATATTACTAGTATTACAACCATCGGGATAAAATTTATACTGCATATTTTGATTTCTATAATTACCATATTCTCCACATTGGAAATATAAATAAAATAAATCTTTTGGTCCTTGTGTAACTAAAAATGGCGCTTTTTGATTTAGAGCACTTAAACTTTGTTTACTGTCTGAAATACAATTTGTTATTTCTTTATTTTGAAAATACATATTCTCATTTGACCTAGCATAAGTTGATAATGATGCGTAACACATTGAGTATAACCTAGCACCTAATGTTGTCTTATCGGATCCTAAATCTTGATAATATTTTACGGTAGCGTTTGGGTCATTTGTATTTAAAAAAACTTTTGTTAGTGCGTCACCAAATGTTTGTTTAACTTCACCATAAAAATTTAATGGTGAACCTTTAATGTCAACAGTTTTTGTTAATGGTTGACAACCGTTAAGTTCTTTTTTACCGGGAACATCAGGACAATTATCATTTTTATCCAAAACACCATCACCATCACGATCCTGTTCTAAAATATTTTTTCTATCTTCATAAAGAACTTTCTTTACAATTTTAGTTATATCATTTTCCGTTAATGTGATTATTCTACTCATAATAACGTATTTGCTTTTCCTCTTGTAATTTTATATAATGACGACCAAGTAACTTTATCATCAATAGTATTTGCAACACTTCTTGTTAATCCGGTTTCCCACTTTGTAACAGTTGGGTAACCACCACCACCTCCACCAGAATCGGCAGCCGGAGCAGCATCTTGTTCGTCTAACTCACCGTCACTAGTGTTATCAAAAGTATATTTTTCCATTAACTGGATTAAATCTTCTAATTGCATAAAAACATTTCTTTATAAATAGTTGTAGATTTAAAAAAAAGTATTAACTTTGTACATATATAAATAATACAATATGAAAAACATTTTTAAACTTTTAATTGTTCTTATCTCTTTAAGTTCTTGTGTTAAATACACCCAACCAAAACTTTTATCTTTAAGTGGTGAATATAGGGTTGATAAAATCACATATGAACAAACGGATAATACCGCATCACCACAATCTATGGTGTTCTACCCTGGTGATATGTATATTAATCCAAATGACAATTCACCATTTGATACGATTGCTGTTGGTTTTTTTAAATTACATATGGATTATGTTATAATGCGTTTTTCACCAAACCCAATGCCAGACGGTTCAACATATTGGGGTAAAGAATATTTTTATAATGTTGTTGGTGAAACAAATTCAAATCTTGGTAATTTAATTGTTGAGTATGAAGGGACAAGAAAAGTTTTTAATATAATTGAGGATGGTGCTGAAACATTAGTTTTACGATCAACTGGTCAATGGCCAAGTGGTTCATCCGGTGCTAGTGAATCAATAACATTATTTTTAACAAGAGTTGGTCCGTAGAAATACGGACTTTTTTATATTATTTCAGTTTTTGGTAATTTGTCCGGATATACAATATAATATTCATTTAAAAAAGATAATAACGCATCTTCATCAATTGTTTGGAAATCCTCTTCATCCTCTTCATCATCCTCAAAATCGTCATCAAAAGTAAAAAAGTCTAAACTTTCTTCAATTAGTTGATAACCAAATTCTTTTGAGTCATCAAGATTCACCACATCGTTTCTTATTTCATCTTCCGAATCAATTGATAATCTAAATGACACTTCCAATCTTTTCGCCTCCTCATATAAGTAATATGATATGATTTCTTGAATTTCCATTTTAGTTATATTTTCTAAGTCTTTTAAACATATCCAAAGATTCGTTTAGTTTTTCCATAAAATCAGGTAACTCTTCATCCTCAACTTCATCTTTAAAACTATCTCCACTTACTTCATAATTCATAGGGCCAGCAAGATCCTCACTAAAATCTCTATCGATATCATATTCAAATTCCTCACCTAATTCATCAAAGTCAATTACAATGTCCAATGAATCATCATCTTCTTCATCACCATAATAAGGGTTATACATACTTAAGTCTTTATAATCATCACTCAAACCAAGTGAAACATATTCATCCTCATTATCTAATTCACCAGATAAATCAACGGTTCCGTTTTTTAAATCCATTGGTCCATCACCAATTCTATCTGTTCTATCAATGTCTTCATTGATATTCATATTTGTATAGTTTTTAACAACCCCTTTATTTGAAACTGTTATGCCATTTTTGTCGTTTGCAAAATCTTGGATATATAAAGGTTGTTGATTTGGTCCTTGTGCATATTGTGTTACAAATCCATCATATAATGATTTATGTTGGTCAAGAATATTATTTTTTTCCGCTTGACTCATTTTAAAAAAGTACTGTGCCATTTTTATTTTTTTATTTCTTTTATTATTGCTCTTTTTGTTGTAAAAAACATAAAGCCTTCGGATAAGTCCTCACTTTCTTCTTCTTCAACAACTTTCACCCATTTATCAACACCATCAATTAAAGCTAATTTTGATCCACTTTTCCAGTTAACATAATACTGTTTTTGACCAAAAACTTCTGAAACGCTTTTTACGACGCCAGGTGTTCCACCAGGAATTGGTGAAAATTCATCTTCCATTTTTAAACAGACAACCTTATCTCCAGGTTGTAATTCTGCATTAGTCTCATATTTTCTTTTATTTGCCATACAATAATAAATATAGCGTAATATTTATTTGTTATGAAGATAATAATAACAGAATCTCAATATAAAAAAATATTACTTGAATCTAGATTAAAAAGTCTTGAAAATAAGATAGACGAGCTTAAAGATTTTTTTAAAAAAGTTTCTAGTGAATCAAAAAAACAAATTGGGTTAGATTTAAGTTTTTTAACAACTTGGGGTGTAACAATTGCAGGTTTTGTATCACCGGTTCAACAATACATTAGTGGTTCTTTTCCGGAATTATCAAATTCAGATTTAGCATTACTTTCTACTGGAATAATAATAACATATTATGAATCAAATAAAGAAATGTTACATAAAGTTTTAGAAAAAATAAAAGAAAGAGGGCTTATTTTTGAATTTGATAAGACTTTAGAGATTGCAGCAAAATTAAAAGAAACTTTTTTTAATTTTGTTAATAGTTTAGCAATTCCGGTTTCTAAAATTAGTAATATGTTAGCATATACTTTTTTAATACCTTTAATTCCAGATTTATATGAAGTCGCTCAAGGTAATGAGCCTTTAGATTTAAGAGAAACTATTTTAAGAATTGTATCTTTTGTTAGTGTTAGTTTTAGTGGTGCCTTTGTTAAAAGGCTAATCCAAGAAATTGTAAAAAGGTTTAAATCTTAATAGTCATTTGCCACATCAAAAAATATTTCAAGTTGGAGATTGTGAATTTCATCCCAACTAAACCTAAAGCCATTAACTAAAACACCTCTTAGAGAATTACCAGATTTAATTGTTAAATCTTCATCCACATAAAATTTTGCTGCTTTGTATATTTTTTCTTGATATTCGGTTATAACATCCAAAATTTCATCTGGGTTATGTGCACAATCGGGACAATCTAAAACTTCGTTTATCTCTAAAGTAAAAACTAATTCATAAATTTTAAATTTTTCAGTACCACCATACCCACTTGCATCACCACCAGTCAATTCAAGAGATACTTTATTCCCAAATTCAGACATAAATCCTGATCTAACTAAAATTGCCCTTTTAATTGTTTCAATCTTTTGGTTATATTTTTCTGGTAATCCTCTCATTTATTTATACTTGATTTAATATTTTTGACATAACGTCTCTAACTTGTTTATCGTCCAATCTATGAACATCTTTATGGGTGTTAAACCATCTTTTTACAACAACATCAAATGGTGTCTTTGTTATTTTTGACAATCTTTTAAATCCAAAAACTTGAGCATCAATTTCGTGTGGTTGTGTATAATACTTATATGGGTCTTTTTCTTCTGGACCGTCTAAATCATACGTTCCTTTATCTTTTTGGTCAACATGTCTTATTTCGTGTGCAATGACTTCATTTAATTCACCAATTAAATCATAAGTTATTTTTGTTTTATTGTTTGGGTTATATTCTAAAATAAGTTCAATGATGTCATCATCTTTGTAAAAATTACCATCAACTTTAAATGATTCAATATCTTCATTTGGTTGTAATACTAATTCAACAATAAGTTCACTCCCAAAATTATTAAATTCATAAAAATCTTTTTCATCATCAACATAATTTGGTAAATAAAACTCACCATCGTCTTCTTCCTTATAAACTTTAATAATATCTCTAACAATGGTTCTAATTATTTCTCTTCTTCTACCATCTTCAAGTAATAGTCCTCTATAATCCATAATAATAAATATTCATCTTGACTGTAATTTTAATCCTACCTATTATTTTAATAAAAATATATGAAAAATAAAATATTTGATTTTGACAATATAACATTATTACCGAATTTTAGTTATATTGAAAGTAGGTCTGATTGTGATACAAGTTGTAAGTTTGGTAATCATACATTTAAACTACCGGTTGTTCCGGCTAATATGGAAAGTATAATTGATGTCAAATTAGCAATAGAGTTAGCTAAGAGCGGATACTTTTATATTTTACATAGATTTGATATTGATGAGGTTTTATTTGTTGAGACAATGAAAACATTAAATTTAATTTCATCAATTTCTGTTGGTGTAAATGATGATTCTTATGAATTAATCGATAATTTGGTAACAAAAGATTTAATCCCAGATTTTATTACAATTGATATTGCTCACGGACATTGTATTAAGATGAAAAAAATGGTTAAATACATTAAAAATAGAATGCCAGATGTTTTTTTAATTGGTGGAAATGTTTGTACTCCGGAAGCTGTAGAAGATTTAACAGAATGGGGTTGTGATGCAATTAAATGTGGTATTGGTGGTGGATCTGCTTGTACAACATACCACTCAACAGGGTTTGGTAATCGTGGTTGGCAAGCTAGTATGATAAAAAAATGTGCTAAAGTATCAAAGGTTCCAATTATTGCTGATGGGTCTATAAAAGAACATTGCGATATTGTTAAAAGTTTAGTTTTAGGTGCGTCAATGGTTATGGTTGGTGGTATGTTTGCCGGATATAATGAATCTCCAGGTAGTTTAATCGAAGAAAACTCCAAAAAATATAAGGCATTCTGGGGCAGTGCGTCATCGTCACAATCTGGAAAAACTAATAGGGTTGAGGGTATCAAAAAATTAATCCCATATAAAAATCAATCTATTTTTAACAAATTAACCGAAGTTGAGGAATCTTTACAAAGTGCAATTTCATATGCTGGTGGTAATCCAAGTGATTTATCTTGTTTAGATACTGTTAAATACACTATGCGGATGTGATATTTGAGTTGTCAATATTTGATGAATTTTTAACAAGATAGTCTTTATCGCCTAAACTAAAAATTCTATATTTGGATATATCAATTCCCATATTACCTAATTTATCTAAAAAACTTGTTGGTAAATTTATACAACCACTAGATAAATCTAAATTAGTATCTTTAGTAAGTGTTGTACCATTTACACACTTAAAAGCATCAATTCTTTCTTTAGTATCTTTAACTCCGTGTATTGCTTGTACTAATTCTTTACCGGCGTCATCAAAAAAAGACCAAAGATTTTTTTTTGGGTCTTCTGGTGTTCCAGCGCCAGTATATTGGGTGTAGGTTTGTCCAGGTCCGGCGTTAAACGTACCACTAGGTGCAAATCTACCTCCGACTCTTGATATTGGGTCGCCAAGACCGGATTTAACTCTTTCATCATAACTCATTTTAGACCAATTTTCAAATTCTTTAGTTGGTTTGTCTTTTCCCATAATTGCTAAAGTACCGGTTAAATATGTTCCACCATTATCAAAAAAATATACCGTATTTTTAACCTGGTCTATTATTAACCAAGGTTTATCTTGGTAATTTGGTCTTATAGTATTTAAAGCAACTTGACAAGCAGACCTAATCTCAAGATTTTCATTTTGATCTTTATTTCTTACATTCTGTAATATTTCTTTTGCTTTAATTGTTAAAGCTTCAGAAACTTTATTAACGTCATTACCATATTTAGACATTATCCCATTATAGTCACTTAAAGTATTTTTATAAACATCACTAAAAGTACAACCAGTTGTATTTTCTTGTTCGGTTAACAAACCATAAAGTTTTTTTATTTGGTTTCTTTCACCTTCTGTTATAATAAATCTTTTAGACATTTTAATATTCTTTAATTTTTACAATTAAGTCCCCAACACCTTTAATTACTCTATGATAAATACCTTTTGGTATTGTTATAACATCACCTTCGTTTAGTTTAATTGGTAATTGGTTGTCCAGTTGTAGTTTCCAACCATTTGATTTGACAACCTTTACATTTCTATCAAGTTCATCAAAGTGCCATTTTAATTCATGATTGTCGGTACTCTCTTTAAATAGTCTTGTTTTTATACCATTTTTTTCTTCTTGTAAAAATGGTAATTCATCGTCATTGTCTTTCACTTTTCTTTTGAGATATTTTTTTTCCGAATTTAAATTTTGTTCATAATTGTCTAATGTTGATGTATTACCACCGTAAAATGTTGCTGCAGTTAAAAATCGAAACATTTGTTTTAATAATTTTATCATTTTACGACTTTTTGTCTGAATTGTATTAGAATCTTCACCACTAAAAGGTTCTTTAAAAATGCCAGTTAATTTAACAGCAAAATCACCATAACGATTTTTACCGGTTAAGGCTTTATAACCTAAAAAGTTCGGTATATTTTTTTCTTTACCAGTTGTTGATAAAAATTTATTTAATATTTTATCTAATTTTTCATAATATTCCTCACTATCCTGATAATCATATTGACTTTCGTTTAATTGTTCTCCATTTAATGGTTCGTCAGATTGATAATCCAACTCATATAGTGGTCTTTTATTGAAATTAATTCTTAAAAGGGCTTTGTCTGGTTCGTGAAACCAACTAGTGTCCCGTAATTGTAAAAATACCTTACCTCCATTAAATATTAAATCTTCAATAAAATTACTAGTATAAAGTTGTGGGTTTTTTGAATCAATAAAAAACTTAATCATTGCTTGTGATGGTAATAATTCTTCTTTTGGTATTGCCTCATAAACAGAACTTTTTGGTTCTATCGAAATACCATATAATTTTAATTTTATTTCTTGATGGTACTTACGTTCAAATTGTTTTTCAACGACATTTTTTAAAAAGTAGTTAAATACCTTTACATATGTTGGGTTTATAAATTTTTTATATGGTGTCATACTATTACCAACTTCTTGAAGATTTAAGACCTAATTTTTTTCTATATCTTGAGACATTACAAGACCAGTAACCTGCAGTTGTTTTATCTTTTTTCTGATCGCACTTGTGTCTTGCTCTAAAAGATTTAGCACGAGATTTACTCGCATTTCTTACTCTTAAATTAGGATCTCCAAATGTAACTTTTTTTACACCACCACCTGGTGTTTTAACGTATACGGCAAATTTCTTTGGTCCACCCGGAGTTCTAAAAGGACTATTAAGTCTTACGTTTTTTCCTCGATGTTTTGCCTCATTTAACGTTTCGGTTATTTCAAACGGTGCATCCAACCATACAACTTTACCATTATCCAATGTAACTGATTCACCTAAGTTTGACCCAACTAACCAAATATCATCTTCATCTTCAAGATTTACATATCCAGAATAATACAAATCTCTAACTTCGTTTATTAAATTAAAATAAGAATCAGAATAAATTCTAAAAACATTTTCGGTTAATGAAATTGAATTATCCAAATGGTATTTTAATTCTTCAGAAATTTCAGTCTGTTCTTTTAAAATCATTTTAGGTTTATATTCTTTCAGTAAAACCTTTCTTACAATATTTTCTAACATTATGATATATTTAGATATTTATTACTATAAATACATTACAACTTATTTAAATAAAACATATTTATAATAAAAAATCATATGAAAAAAATTAGATTAACCGAAAGTGATCTTATAAAAGTTATAAAAAGAGTACTTAAAGAAAATCAAATGCAGCTACCGCAAGTTGCTGGTGAAACAAAAGAAAATAAAAAGAAGGAACCACCAAAACCAAGATGTGTTCCTGAAAATATGATTCCTCTTGAAGAGATTGTTGGTAATGCTGATGATTATGTAAAATATTCACCGGGAATTAAAAAGAGAAGGATGGGTGTTAATTCTATGGTTGATACGTTAGGAATTTTAAACAATCTTCGTTGGGCAAACGATATTAAAGATGGTGGATCACATTTAGCTTATGAGATGATGAACCATTTAAATCGTTTTAGAAATAAAAACTATCACGATGAAACGACCGGTGAATGTCATAAAGCTATGGATAAAATAGCTGAACTATATAAAGAAAATGAACATGGAACTGAATTAGTTAAAGATATTGAAAGGGTTTTAGCACTTCAAACAAAAGAAGATGAGTTCACACCTTCAGCAAGAGCAAAAGAATATTTAAAACAATGTATTAATCTTGCAAAAGGACAATAAGAGTTTTTTTTAGGGCCGTTACCGGTTATGGTAACACAAAAAGGGACAATTCGCTACTGTCCCTTTTTTTATTTTGTGATATTTATAGTAAAAACAACTATGATGAAACATTATTGGAAACCCACACCTAAAAAGTGGAGAAGACTTGGGGATTCACTGCTTGCTGTTGCTACAATAATTGCCGTTGGTGGTATTTGGCAATATGACAGTTTAAAAGAAATTTTTACTCCAGAAGAAATAAAAACTATGATTACAACATCAATTATATTTGGTGTAGTAGGAAAATTTCTTACAAATTTCTTTAAAGAGGATGACTCTGAACCCAAAGAGTAATTATTTTTAGTTTTTTTACTCCCCTCCCATAAAGAGGGGTTTATTTTTTGATATTTTTTGTATATTTGTAATCTATGAGTGAGAAAAAACTTAAGAAACCTGTAGAACATAAGAAATTGGAGAGAACTATTACCTTTGATGATAGTATTGTTATCTGGAAATACGATAATCATAAGACAAATACCGGTCCATATGAGGTAGAAATCAAACAAGTAAAGAAAAAAGGTTAATTATAGTATTTATTTATATGAAGTTATTACCCATTTTAAGTGAAATAATAGACAAAAAAGCCCTTATTTCGGTTTTAAAATCAATGGATTATAGTGAAAAAGAGGCTAAAAATGAGCTAAAAGACCACCTAAATAGGGTAAAAAACCTTCCAGAAACACTAACTGGGTACCGAATTTTGGTTGTAAATGACAAAAAAGACATCAATTTAGACGAAATCGGCTCACATTTTAGTGAAAATAAGGTAGAATTACTATCAAATCACTCATTTTGTACTGGTTGTGGCGAAAAATACTACCTAATTACAGCAAAAATACCAAAAAAAGAGGTAGATTTACAAGAAATGCTTAAAAATAACATACTTTATCCCAATGAATTGGAAATTACAGTAAAAAATAAGGGAAAAAACGTAAAAATTGTTAAAATTGAGGAAATTAATACCAAAAATGACTACTTTTTGTAGTTTTTCTTCATTAAATCATTAAAAATACTCATTTGTTGTTTAATATTGTCTAAATTTGGTAATTTTTGGTTATTAAAAGGTAAATTATTCATATTTTTAACCATTTTAAACATATTTACCATATTTTTACCAAATTTTTTCCAAAAAATGTATCCTAAAACCCCAAAAATAGTTAGTTGTACTACTAAAATTAATAATAATATTGTTATAAGTGTCATAATTTAATTATTTTACACAAAAAATAACAATTTTAAAAGAAATTGTCAATAATACTAACGAATTAAGGTTAAATGTCCGTGATTTTCTATTTTTCCATCATCACCAAAGACATTAAACTTCATTTTCCATATATAAACACCTTCTGTACACATTTTATTGTCAAAAGTACCGTCCCAGCGACTATTTGGGTTGTTAGATTCCCATACAACCTCACCCCAACGGTTAAAAATATAAAATTCAAACCCGTTTACATCAAATCCTTCAGTCATAACTGGTCCAAATAGTTGATTATGTTCGTTCCCATCTGGTGTAAAGCAGTTTGGAATCCAGTAAATGTTCCCAGGACAGTCTGTAACAAGTACTTGTAAGGTTTCCTCAACATAACAAGGACCATTTTCTCTTTTTACGACAATATTATATGTACCAGCTTGATTAAAAGTATATATTAAGTCTTCTGATAGGTAAGTATCACCATTTACAGACCATATATTTGATCCGTCACCACCTGAAATTGTTGTATATGTGACTGTTTTAGTTTGTCCGGCACACAATTCAAATGTTTGTTGTCCTAAAACAATTAACGATGTTATTAAAAACCATATGAAAACAAAATATTTCATTAATTATGTTGTATAGGTGATAATGTTGGTGTTCCATATACTGGTACAAGAACAGATGTTGTGAATGTACAACCAGCAGAACCTACTGTATATGTAACGGTTGATGTTGCGTTAGTACCATTTGTTACGTTATCTGGACAAAATTGGTTTCCAGAAACACCTAAACCAGACCAAGTACCACCAACTGGTGTACCAACAAGTGTAACACAAGGGTCTGACTCACAAAATGGTCCTATTGCGGTAATTGTTGGTATTACTTGATAGATTAAAACATTTAAATTAACCGGTGTTGCAGGACAGTTTGCTGGTGGAGGTGAAGAATATGTTACCGACACACCATTTGTTATTAATCCAGGAGCTGCGGCTGACCAGTTTACAGAAATACTATTAGTTCCTTGACCAGTTGTTATCACACCAGGAGCTGTAACAGTCCAAGTGTATGTTCCGGAGCCAACAGAAGGGACTGTATAGGTTGATAGTGCGGTTGATTGATAACAAACTGTATCCGGATTAACTGTTGATAGTTGTGATAACGAAATTGTCGATATCATTGTCATTAAAATTAGTAAAATTCTTTTCATTTTTTTTATTTAATTATGGTTTATTGGTCCCAATACAATTGGGGTTGCGTTTATTGTTCCGTTAAATACATTAAATGGTGTTGCTAAATCACAAGAAGTACTAGTATAACTCCCCCATAGACCATCAGATCCTGGTGTAACTTGAATTAATAAGTTTTGGGGTGTACATACGTTTGCAACTGTTAAAGTTACACAAAATGTCCACACACAACTACCGGCATCACCAAAATCATTTCCGGGGTTTCCGTCAACGGTTAGATCAAAGAAATATCCTGGACCTACAGTCACTATTGGTGTTGTTGTTGATGTTACAGAAGTCTTCCATACCCATTGACCTCCTGTTGCATTACCACCACAGTTTGCTGGTGCCGATTGTGGTGCAACAGACGCCCAACCAGGACCTAGATTTAAGTCAAAACCCTCAATCCAGTTAGTACCAGCTTGGGTGTAACCATTCATAGTATAACACATTGTAACGGTTTGTCCGGGTAAATATGTTCCTCCAACTGGCGGTGGAGTTAGAGTAAAAGATTGTGTCCCATTACATTGACTAAAGGTATTAAAAGTAAAAAATAATAATAATATTGTGAATAAACATTTCATATAGTAATAAATATAAATTATCTTCAATAAGATACAGTTTTAGTATTGTTAAATGAATATTTCTTGGTTATTATTTATTATATGCAAAGAAAAAAATATCTACAGAAGATTTTAGACACAGCACTTAAAAATAGAATAACAAATATGTTTGGTGAAAATAGTTATATTACAATAACAAATCTTATTTATGTTAAAAGTAAGGATAGTTATATGATTAATGCAATACTACATATTGATGATCTTGAGGTTGATTTAGAATTAATTAGAGATGGTGCTCCACTAATTATAAAACAAGCGTGGAGTGTTGTTGGTGATAAAAAACCAATAATGGTTAATTTTTCGGTTGATATTCCAGAATAAGACCCATTTCAATTAAACCATTAATTGTTTTATTTTCTGGTGCCTTAATATAATAATTATCACCCTCATTTCTAAAAAATACCCACCCAGTCAAAACTGTGTGTAAATGGTTATATGTTTCTTTATCTTTTACTTTATATACCGTTAGTCCCACCATCTTTCAATTTTTTGTTCTAATAATTTAAATAATAATTTTCTAGCTTTTTCTTGGTTGTGTATAGCAACATAATGACAAAGAACGTCTTTATCTAAATCGTTACCTTTTTCTTTTAATACTTTTCTAACACTTGACGGATATTTTTTTAAAAACTCATCATAGTTTTCACTTAAAACAGTCATTTTCATTTCCTTTAAATTTGAGTTACCCTCAACAGGGATAAAATCAAATTCAGTTTTACTGTAATCAACATGCTCCATACCATAGTAATCGTCTTTTACTCTTTCAAGTAAATTAAGAGCTATTGTCATATCACGATTATCTCTATCTATATCAGTGTGACGATTTGCGTTGATGATTTCTTGTCTTTGATATTCTATCTTTTTTTGTAAAATATTATAGATATACCAAGAGTCCCAATCTTTATCTTTATATAAAGTTGGTGCCCACCTAAATATGTTTTTAACCCCGGTTATAAAGTATCTTATTCTCCAGTGTAAACGTCTCCATAGAACGTCTCTACTCCAAGCAGAATCATTTGGTACTATCAGTTTTTTGTAATTTTTCATTTTGTTCTTCTCTATATTGCAAATATAAAGAAAAAATAACTAAAAAGTTAACAAAAACACATAAAAAAGTTTCTATTAAATAATGCCAGTCAGTTTGTGTCATAGATACGTGAGTCCCAAACCACATAAAAGAACCATATTTATTCATTAACTGAACAATTAAATATTTAAAAAATTTAATCATAGATTATGTGACTATTTTACCTGGTGATGTTGCAATATCTGGTGGGTTTACCGATTTACCATCAAGTACTTTAGTAACAAGATCACCGGTACCCCAAGTTTTAAGTTCAGACCTACAACCTTTAGCTATTTTTTTAGCACCAATATTATTTCTTAAACCGTTAGTTATACAGTCATAATATGATAGTTTTAGAGTTTCAACTGTTGCGTCAATACCTTCTTGTTGTGATTTATAATTTCTAACACCACCAACACAAACACCATCTTTTCTTTTTAAACAATTATAAAATGATGCGTTTTCTTTTTTCTTTGTTGTATTAAATGGGTTAAATGCCGCTTTAGCGCTTTCAGCTTGTCTCCACCCATAAAAAAATTTCATATTTTCATCTGTAACTGGAGCTCCAATTCCTTGTAAAATTTTTTTATACATTTCATCATCACTCATTGTTGGTTTATCAACACTAGTATTATCACTTGATGATATTGTCAAATCAGATAATGAACTAGTTAAAAAAGAAACTAAGTCATTAATTAGAGATTCATTTATTCTTTGTCTATTTCCCATAATAAAATTTATTAACCAATATAATATAAATGCCAAGGTTCTGGTTTTCTAACCGGACCTTGTGTTTTATATGTAACATCAAACCCATATTTTTTTGAATTATTTGCAACCCATTTCTCAACACTTGGGTTTGCGTCCCACCAACTTTCTTCAGTGCTAAAAATATCAAAAGCTTTTCCTGTGTGGTGTTGGCTAAAACCAGGTAATGTATTTGATGCTTGAGTATCGTCAATGCCTCTTGATTTCGCCTTACTACCAAAATTAGATATTTGTTGACTATAACTCCTATAACTAGAAACAATATTTGCCGGATAATTAACATTTGGATTTGCCGTTTTACAATCTTTAATTAATTTAAGTACTTCAGATTGTGCCTCAATATTTACTCCCCCAGCATCTTTTCTTGTTTCGCCTTCTTGTTTAAATTCTTTATCAATATGATTTTGTGTTATATTTAAATTATAAGTTTTCTTTAACTTATTAATTGCCGCTTCAACATCCGAGGGTAATTTATTATCATTAATTTTTTCATCATTTTCCGGTTCATCAATTTTATCAACGACAGAAATATCAATACCTAATGTTAAAAATTTTACAATATCATCAATTAAAGATTTTGAATTTAAATTTTCAATTACTATATTTTTCATATAACATAAATAGTTTATAAATATGAAAAATTTTATATTAGATTTTTTGCTTTTTAAAAAACCCGGTATTATATTTAAAATGTTTTCTTTTTTAATTTGGTGTCAAATAATAACAACTATAATTAATATTTTAATTTGGTTTTTATTTTACATTTAATTTTTTTTCAGTTAAGTTTTTAAAAAATTTAAATTATGTCAAAAGTTAATGTAAACAGTACTGTGACTGTAAACTACACAGGTAAATTAGAAGATGGGTCAATTTTTGATTCTTCATTAAATGAGGGTAGAGAACCCTTAACGGCAGAACTAGGTAAAGGACAATTAATTCCTGGTTTTGAGAATGGTTTGATTGATATGGAAGTTGGTGATAAAAAAACTGTTGAGATTCCATCTACTGAAGCTTATGGGGATTACAACGAAAGTTTAATTGCTGAAGTATCAAAAGATAAAGTACCAGAAGGTGTTGAGGCTGGTGCTATGTTGCAAACATTTGGTCCAACTGGTCCTATGATTGTTAAAGTTGTTGAGGTTAAAGATGATGTTGTATTATTAGATGCCAACCATCCTTTGGCTGGTAAAACCCTAATATTTGATTTAGAATTATTAGAAGTTAAATAAAAAAGAAAAAGGGAGTTTAAAACTCCCTTTTTTTTATTGACCTAATCCTTGATCTATCATTTCTTGATCTTCTCTACTTCTAGTAGGGCGAGCTTGTGTTGTAGTTCCTTGTGTTGGCATACCAGTACCAACCGGTGTATTTGCAATTGAGTTACTTGGTGGTATTGCACCTATAACTTCAGTACCAGCGGCTGGTGCGCCAGAAACTGGGTTATTTGCAGTTGGGTTTGTTGGTCCAGAACCTAGTACTGTTTCTGGCTCAACACCCTTAGTTGAACAAAGTCCAACAAGTGCGGGTTGTTTTCCATTTGCATTTAAAATGTCACAACAAGAACTTAAAAATGTTGCATAAGCTTTATAATTTGGTGATGTTTCTTTAACAATGACTTGTAATGCCTCATCTTTTTGATTCCAGTCTTTTTCCCAATTTTTAAAATATGTTAAACAATTTTGTATATTTTTTCTATTTTCTTTTTTTAATTGTTTTTTTGCGGCTTTTAACTCTTTTTTTAAAGCTCTTCGTCCTTGACTAACTTCCCTACCCGTCATCATACCTTGAGGTCCTGAACCAGGAGTGCTAGGTGTTGATACAAAAGCTTCTGGACTTGTCTTAGATTGTATTTCTGTTTGTTTTAATGTTGGCATTTTTGCAAGTTCATCAGGACTTAATTGACCATACCACCTATTTGTTGCTACAACACCATCTTTCATTGCCGTACCATCCATAAATAAAAATATACCATCATTTGTTTTCCAAACAAATTGTTCTTTACCGTCAGCTCCTTTATATGGTTCCAAATTTCCGTTTGTTGGGAAGTTTTTCATTTTTGTTTTTCTTTTTTCAAAGAAAGCTTGAACTTCAGCTTGTGTTTGCTCTATAATCAAACCTCTCCACTCGGATTGTTTACGATTTTCGTGAAGACCTAAAATTCGTCTTTTTTCAGACTCATTTAATAAATTTTTTAAATAATAACTCATAACTATATATTTTTAATCGGCTTTAAGTTGTTGACCAAATGTTGGTGCTATATATTCTTCTGAATATTGTTTATCACCACTTAGTTGTTCTCCAGGTTTTTGTTCTGTTCCGGGTACAGTTCCTAATTGTTCTCCAGGTTTTTGTTCAGAACCAGGTACAGTTCCTTGTTGTTCTCCAGGTTTTTGTTCTGTTGGTGTACCAGTACCGCCATCTTTAGCGTCACCAGGTCTCCAACCTTGACACCAAGCATCTCTTAGAGCTAGATTATCTTGCGCGGTTCCTGTTGACCCCCAAGCTTTTTTAGCTTCATTCCAGTTTTTACCAGCTTTAGTAACAACATTATACGGTAATTCTTTTTTACAAGCTTCAACACCACCATCATAACCTTCACCAGGTTGAGCACTATAAGCTTCACTAATTAAAGATTTGTATTTTTTTCTTTCTGTAATAAATCTAGATTCAGCAATTAAGTTTAATTCTTGCATTGCCCTAATTTTACTATAACTTCTATTCATAATATTTTATTTTATTTATAAATACATTTATAAATCAAAAAAATTAATTAAAATCCGGATTTCTTTGATCTTTACCCTTTTTTACTCTTCCTCTAAATTTTTTATCGGCATTATGTAGTTTATTTGCATATTCTACCATACTACTCCCAACATTTTCTGTCATAGATTCAAGTTTGTCTAATAAATTTTCTTTTGATAATAACTCCTCACCCATATTTACCATCATTCTTATTTTTTCTTGGTATGACTCAAGTTTTCTGTGCATAATTTCACCAGACTTAATGACCTCTCTATCTGTAAAATCTTTAAAAACAATTCGCATAACATCATTGATTTCTGTAATTAAATCAACAGCCGCCATTAAATTCTCTCTTAAATCAATATATTCTATATTATCAGAATTTAACATTGATGATATACCTTTAAACACATTTAGTAAATCATTTAACGTATCAACTAATAAAGTCATTGATTTTCCACCATGTTGGTTCATAATATAAAAATCATCATAGCCGGCAGCTTCTTCTTTAATCACATTAATTAATTTTTTTAATTGTGATTCTGTTACTAGTATTTTTCTTCCCATAATTTATTTTTTTAATTAATCTGTGTATTTTTGAATCAACTCGGTATTTTTCTTAATTAATTTAAGTTTCTTTGACAAGTTTTTTCTATTTCTTGGTTTTGTTTCTTCTTTTTTAATATTAATAAATACTACAAGTTATTGATTATTATCTACACCATATAAAAATCCGGATAAGTAATCATCATCAATATCATCTTCGTCATAATCATTACATCCTTCACTATCAAGTAATTCAAGATACTCATCTTTAATATATTGAGAAAAATTATTTCTAACCCACCTATGTATTAAATCTATCTTATTAGCGTTAAGTTCAATCCCCATCTCATCTGAATTATCTGATACTTGCCAACAAACTTCGGTAAGAAAATCAGAAAATGTATAATCACATAAATCGGCATCATCCCTAATAACTTGAATACCATTATCAATCAAATCTATAATTGTTTCTCTTCTTCTTAAAAAACTAATATTTCCCATATTATATAAATATTATACAAAATAAAAAACCCCACCTATTAAAGATGGGGTTTAATTTAAGGTATAAAAAAATATTATATGTTACTAGAGAAATTAATTAGTTCCATTAATTTTTCATCATTTGTAATTGCGCCACCAAAATCTATATTAGCAAGTTTAAATACAACTTTACCAGTTTCAAGATCCGATGTATAATATAATTTAACTCGAACACTATTTTTAAATGAAAAATAAATCATAACTGAATCACTACTTAATACGCTACAACCCTTAAATTTTTCAGATAATTTTTTAATCGCCAAGTTACGCTTATCTTCAACAATAAGTTCATTATTATGTATAGCCCAAATTGAATTAACTTTTTCTGTTACTTTTTTTACAAGACCTTTACCTGTTTTATAATAAATTGGGTTATCGTAATTAATTCTTAATGTTAATTTAAGACCTTCGGTTCTTTTACTATTCCAATACCCTCTACCATATATTATATGTTCCTCAACAGAAATATTAAATGGGCGTCTAGCATTTTCTGGTAATTTACCAATATAGGAAATAAAACATTCATTATATTCTTCAGTTACATCACCAAGTGTAATATATTTTCCATTGGTGTGTCTATACTTAACTTCTCTGGAATAAGTTCTTTTATTTTTTGTGAGTTGGAAATCATTTGAAACTTTTGAAATTTCAGCAAAAAAGTTATCGTAATGATTTTCAATGTTTTTTTGTTGAGAGATAACACTGTTTACGTGTTTAACAACATTTTCTTTTTCTTGTATTGCTATCTCTCTAATTGATTTTTCTTGTTTTGTCAGCATCATTATCTTTATTTGATTACAAAGATAATAAAATTATTTTAATTTTTAAAAAAAATAAACTACATTTTTACTAGGCGTACATACAATTTAAAGAAATTGTATTATTTGAATTTTGTACGGCACAACCAAAAGTTTCCTTACCACCCTTTTCTCTAAAATAGATTTTATCACCACTAGATAATTCAATAGTATCATTTGATTTAAAGTATTTACCTTCTAAATCACTAACTCCACCAATTTTTGGATTACCATTAGTGAGGTCAACAACCCAAGTTGTTGTTGTGGTTGCAAACTTTTTAGGCATCCCAGGAAATTCAGCATTACTAACTTGATTTGCCAAACTTGTTAATCTAGTTATTTTTCCACCTTTAGATTCTTGTACCTCAAGTACAATTCTTTTAATAATTTTTGTTAAATCTGATTCTGTAAGTTTTATAATTTTTTTCATAATAATAAATATATAATCATATTAAAAAATTATTGTATTTTACAAACCAATTGATTTTTTTCTTTCCCAAGCTTTATATAATCTGTCCTTATATCTTTTCTCAAGAATTGGTTTTAATTCCCAATACACATCCATAATTTTATTTCTACTTTTTTCAACATAAACGACACCATATTCCGGATCCTCCTCGGTCTCAATCTCATCATCTTTTCTAGCAATAATAAATTCGTGAAGAAGATCTCCAATAACATAACTGGAAAACTCTTCAAACTTGTTTACCGGTGGTGTAGATAAAATATAATGTGTTAATTCTTTATCAAGATAATCAAAATCATCCTGGGTTAATCTTCGTTTAAGAGAATCAGATAATTCATCAAATAACCTTTTATCCTTGGATTCTGTTAATTGTTTTTTATGTTTATGATAAAAATCTACTAATTCTTGATAAAAATGTGACTGAACAAATCTTTTAATTTGATTTCTAAAAGTAACATAATCAAAATCAACATTTTCATCTTCTAGTCTTCCAGCAATTATATCACCAATAAACATAGATGTCGCATGAATAAAACCATCTTTGTCCAAACCTTTGGCGGTACGGATAAAAAGATTTTCATACTCTTTAAGTATATCTTCAATCTCACCAATTCTTCGGTGAAGATGTAATAATTTTTTTTGATTTTCTGTTATTATTATTTTCATTATTTAATCACGATAGTCACCCAGTTTATCATAAACATTATTTGTGTAATCAATTAAAATTTTAACATAGTCATTCTCAAGCCAGTTTTTTATTTCCATAAATGAGTTCCATTGTTTTGGTAGTTTAACATATTCTTGATAGTTACCCACAATATCAACTTCATTTGGCTCTTCATCGTCATTAATGTCATATACGTAATAATCAGCATCCAGAGGTAAATTACAATTACCATCAAAGTAAGGTGTTGCATAACCATCAATCATAGTTGAATCTTTGAATTTTCTTCTAAAGAAATTAGTACCGGAAAAATTATCAACATAAAAACTAATTGACCCATTTTTTTTAATTTCAAATTCAGTCTGAACTAAATTTTTAAAAACAAAGTATGAAAATATTTGATACAAATCACGACAATCAAATTTTGGTAAATTACCTTCACCAAATATTTTATGAAGACTCTCAATATTTAATTTATAAGCATTCATAGTCTTATAAAACCCATTCTTTTTAATTGAGTTTAAAATCTGGTTTTGTATTTTTTCGTACTGTGATTCATTTATATTCCCACGTCGTCTATGATACTCCATATGATAATCATATAAGTCATCGTGATATTTCTTTTTTAGAAATGGAATTAATTGCCAAAAAATTTTATATTTAGTATTTTCCTCATCATCCCAATCATCATTATCAAGGTTTGGGTCAATTTCTTCTACTTTATAATCGTGAATAAACTCATTTAAAGAATCACGTAAATTACCCTCAAGGTACCTATCAAAATCTTGTGCAACATAATATCTTTTATTATTATCAATAATATCATAAAGAATCCCAAAATCTTTTTCGGTCATTCTCCTTCTAACTACCGGAGGGATGAGGTTATAAAATTGTTCTTCTGTTATTAAGATTTTCATATTCTATAAATATTAGTTTTCCTCGGTATAATAAAGGTCAATAACTTTTCCTATGTCAAGTCCTTTAAGACCAAGGGGATAAAGAATTGAATTTTGAAAACTTTCTTCCGGAATTAAACCATCGTATTCACCAACAAATAAATTTTCTTTATGTTGATTTTGATATAAATAATATTTGTTATCAATCATAAATAAAAACATTGGTCCAAAACGGTTTAATAATGTATTAATCCCAACAACTGAAATAAATCCAAATTGTTGTTCAAAAAAACCTCTTGGTACATCAAATCGTGATTGAACTATTTTAAGATTATTTACAGGGTCAAATCCGTGTTTAACAAGAATGGAATAAACGGTTTCTTTTCCAATTATATTTACCAATCTATCAAATGAACCAACGGCCTTCACTCCGGCATCAAATCCGGAACGATTAATAAGTTTCATTAAATTATTTTTTAATGATTCGTTTTGAGATTCTGTAATTATGATTTTCATATAATGATAAATACAACACCAATTAGAAATTGGTTAATTCATCACCATCAAAATCATTAAACTCTTGTTCGGAGATTATAACCGGATAATACCCAAGATTAAGGATTTCATCAATTATTTTAACTTCATTATCTGAACCCTTTTCTGCGGCACCAACACCAATCACCTCACCATCCTGATCAACAATCTTAAAATAATTATAAACTATATTATTCATCCTTTGTACGAATATCTGTAAATGAGTCAGGGTTAATAAATTCCGATTCAAGATAGGTTATAACATCATTAAGAGCTTTTGCTTGTAACTTGGGGGTTTTCTCACCACGAATAGATAATGCGACAGCGCCAGCAAGAATTGGCCGAATCGTTTTTGTGTCCAAATCATCATTGGCCAATATATCAAAATAGAATCTACCGTCTTTTAGTGTGACATTAATTCTAACATTAAATTTATTTTTATCCATAACACAAAGATAAGAAAATGATTTAAAATAAAAAACCCCACTCTTTTGGAATGGGGGAATAATATAAATTTTATGCCGAATATTTAATTTTTGGTGAAAACTTATATTCCAAATCTTCAAGTTTACTTTTTGTTTTATTTAAATTACTTAAACTTTTATCTATTTTTGTTAATTCTGTGTTGCAACCACTTTTAACCTTACCGATAATTGTGTTTATTTTTGAGGCCACAGCCGTTGCCATTTTTGGTCCAAAACCAGATGTTGTACCAACATCATAACCTTCACCATTAAGTTTGGTCCATAATTTTGAAACAGAGTTTATTCCAGGTTTGGTCCCATAAAAATATGTCCCAAGTGCTGTTGCCGTCCCATCACCAAAAGTCCAATCTTTTGCTATATTATGACCAATTGCAATTAAAAAGTCTTGTATCTCACCAGCATTGGCTTTAGGTATTTTTATAGTATTATAGGGTGAACATCTTTTATTAATTTTATTTTTTGAATTTGTTGCAGTTTGTATTAAAGTCCGCACTTTTTTTAATTGAGCTTGTGTGTCTTTTAAACTTTTAGGGTCACCAGCATCACTAACACCACCACCAAAATTAATATCTGGACCCCATCCCATTCCAGGTCCTTCCGAAACGGCAGCTTCAGCAAACGCCAACCACCATTGTTCCTCAATTACCCGTTTAACAATTCTAGTTAAATCTGATTCCGTTAATGTTATTATTTTTTTCATAATAATTTACTTTATAAATAAATATATTGACCGTTCAAAAACGGCGGCCCAAAAATTTTATTCAAAATACACGGACGAAGTCCGGGTTCGGTTTCCACCCCCAATAAGAAAAGAAGAATTTTTTATCTGGACCTACCTTTTACCTTCCAGGCCTGGTATAATCTATTTTTATATTTCTTTTCAAGAACGGGGATTAAATCAGAATACATTTCAAAAACATTATTAAAACTTTCATCATTATAAAGTTCACCAAAATCCGGAATAAAATTAACATCAATTTCATCACCCCTTGTTTCAGTAATAAACTCATTAACAAGAGTACTAATTACTTCATAAGAAAATTGATTAAAATTCGGAATCCAAGTACTATCATCAATATGATAAACTAAATTAGTATCAAAGTATTTAAAATCATCCGGGGTTAATCTTCTTCTAAGAGAATTAGATAACATTTCGTACTGGGATTCGGTGATAATGATTTTCATAATAACATTTTTAATTTACCAATGAGATTTATCACACATACGAACAAACATATTTCTAATGTAATTTCCATAGTTTTTCTCAACAATTTTATTTAATATACTGATATCCATATTTGCCCCACCCTTTTCAGACTCATCACGAAAGAAATCCCAATTCCGAACGGTAAAGTCTTCAATACATTGTTCCGCAAAAGTATCCAAAAATGAATATGGACCATTATTACGACACCACCAAGCATTGTGTTCACTCATTTCGTAGTCATCAATCCTTTGTTCGACAACCTCAACAAATTCCTGTAACCGTCTAAGGATATAATTTTGATTTTCTGTGATAATGATTTTCATATAAGAATAAATATCTTATAAAATAAAAAAACCCCACTAATGAGGTGGGGAATGTTTTTATAAACGGGATGCGGCTTCCATAAGGTATCTTAACTTATTTTCCAGTTCCCTTATTTCGTTTAGCTGTCTTTGGTTTAATTCCAGGGATTCCCCCTTTATTGAAGAAATTTTATTTTGTGTTCTTGTATATTCAAACATTAGTTGATTATACCGTTCTGCTTTTAGTTCGTTATTCATAATTTATATATAGTTGAAAAATATAAAAAGGAAATAAAAAACCCCTCTTTGTAGGAGGGGGGGTTATTGAATCATTTTTTATTTTTTCTATGAATTTTGGCTCGTATGCTTTGTCCCCAAGTTTTTAATTGTTCATACATTTGTTCAAGAGGCATACCCTTATCTTCAAAATCTCTTAATAGTTTTCCCATCTCACTTTCAAAATCTCCTGAAAGTTTTGATTCATTCTCATTAACAATTCGTTTAACAATTCTAGTTAAATCAGATTCTGTAAGGCGTATGGTTTTTTTCATAATAAATTATTTAATAATAAATACTCGGAATTTATGAAATTTTTTTATTTAGAACTTAACATTTTTCTTTATAGCTTCAAGTCCTTTTCCTGTTGCCTCAACCCAATTGGGATATTTGGTCGCAGATGGTCTACCCTCTTTACCCTTGAAATAATATTTTTCATTTGAGAATTTATAATCGTAGTCCCTATCATTAGTTGTGTTAATCTTTTCGGTTTGATTATCACCGTATAATGCTTTGTATAGTTTATCCATATCTTCTTTATTTCCGGCAACAACCTCACCATCACTATCAGGTCCACACCAACCATCATTACTTTTACAAATATGAACTGGTATTCCCTTTTCTTCCATAAACTTTTTAAGAGTATCATTAAATTCTTTATCTTGCCAATCACCAGTGGTTGCCGATTTTAGATTTATCTTATAGTAATTATTTAAGACTTGAGCTTCTTTTTTTGTTGCTTGAGCTTTTTTTGAACTAAGACCATCGGCACTTAATGGTTCCCCAACCTTTTCATATAGGTTAAGGATTCTTGATTTTTCTTCTTCTGTGATTATAAATTTTTTCATATTAAATAAATATTCCTAATCTTAAGAAATTTTCCCAAAAATTTTTTTTGAGAATTGGGGGTTATTTTAAAATGGGGGGTCGTGTTTTGTAGACCGGTACGTTAGTGGAGTGTTTGTGGGAAAAATATTTTACGCATCTACAAGTGCTAACTTATTGAATTTTATTAAAAAATGTTTTTTATATAAATCCCCCAGTTCAAAGAACTCATTACCAAACTCATTATTTAATTCATCAATAACTTTTTTTGAAATCATTTCTATATTGACATCATCTTCTAAATATAAACTTACTTTAAATAAGTAAGTCCCTACATACTTACCATAGTTACGTGCAGGACTAGGAAACTTTGTCGAACTATTGGATTGAACATATAGTATATCAAAATCATCGTTAAATTTAGATAACTTCATATCTTCTAAAACTTGATATATTTTATTATACACCTTTTGTAATGACGGAGCTTTTTTTGATTCAGAAATAATTTTTTTAATTACCCTAGTTAAATCAGATTCTGTTATAATGATTTTCATATTAATAAATATACCCCTTCTTTAAATTGTCCTCTTTCCATAGAGGTTGAAGGTTTTTGTAATGACACAATTTAATAACCTCATCTTCGGTGTTTGATGTTGACAATGGGATAATATGATCTATTTCCCAGAGACCATAATTATCCCAGGACATTCCATTAGAAAATAACGATTCAAAATATAATTTAACAACTTCCCACTCTTCCCCCAATATGATATATGTTTTTGTTTTCTTACCATAACCCCTTCTTTTGAAAGCTTTCCTAACTGATTGTCTCATTAGTTGTTTGAAATAAGTAAGAGAACATTCCCGTTCTTTTTTTCTTTTTCTTATGACATCATACTCTTTACACATTTTATCATATTCCGGATCCAACCTTTGTAATTTCTTTCTTTGGTACCGATCCTTATTTTCACAGGTCTTACAA